TGGGGTTGCACGGATCCCCGTGTCGTTTTCTGTGACTGCGAAGTGGCTTAAGAAGCTGGCGGTGTATGCGAAGAAGGATAAGATCAGTGTGCAGTATTTTGATGCGGAGACAGCGGAACTGAAACTGGCGGAGATGTATGTGACGGGGTATAAGGCGAAGCTGAAAAAGGATACCAGTTATAAGGGACTGTGGACGGTGAGTTTTACGTTGAAGGAGATGTAGGAATGTGTGATGACGGAAAGCATTGGAAGGAGTATAATAAGTTCATAAATTAAGTTGCGGAGGTGCAAAAATGAATGAATTACAAACTTCCAGATTGCCATCGAATTTTTATGTTTATGAGAAGAACGATTACCATTCTCTGGACTGTCAGCAAGAAAGTGAAGAACTATTAGAAGTTATAAAGACAGCAAGAAAAGAAAGCGATGTGCAGGACTATATTAAAAGAAATAAAAAATGGTTTGTTCCATTATCCATATTGAAAGCATATGACTTTGGGCATCATTTTTCTTGTGTTGTACCAGAATATCAATTAGGTGCAGAATACAGATTGGATTACCTGCTAATAGGTAAAAATTCATTAGGGTATCAATTTGTGTTTGTGGAATTTGAGGATATGAATGTAGATTTTAAATTAAAAACAACAAATTCGGAAACTGATAAAGTGAGAAAAGGAATTAATCAAATTCGTGATTGGAAGCGTTGGATTGAACAAAATAATGGATATTTTTTTAACTCAGAAGGCATAAAAGAATTTACAAATAATATGCCTCTATGGGCATTTCACTATTGTTTGATTGTTGGTAGAAGAGACAGAATGGATGATATGAGCAATCAGCTGAGGGGAGAAACAGAAAAAGATACAGCAGTAAAAATAATGAGTTATGATCGCCTTGTAGATTATGTGGAATTGTTACACAATGGGATATAGGCAAAATATTATTTGGAGTGCATAAATGAAAGGAGGAGCCTGTTATAAAACGACATAAGAATTGCATGAATGGTATCTGAAACATTGGACCTATAACAGATAGGATGATTATATTTACGAAGGCATCGGTCACCTGGTTGGCTGGTGCTTTTTTCGTGGGGAAATGGAGGTGGCGGGATGTATCCGGTATCGGATGGGTTTCTGAGAGCAGTGAAGAGCAATACAAGAAAATATTACTGGACGGGTACGATCGTTACCAGAGGCGGAATGACGTATGAGTTCGGGGCGAAGGAGATTGTGAAGGGTTCTGGGTATA